AAAAATGAATGTAGCGATATATAGTAGAAAATCAAAATTTATTGAAGGTTCTGAATCTATAGAAAATCAAATACAAATGTGTAAAGAATACATATCAAAAAATTATAAAGATTCAAACACATTTTTATACGAAGATGAAGGGTTCTCGGGAGGAAATACAAACAGACCTAACTTTCAAAAATTAATTAAAGATATAAAAAATAAAAAATTTAATATTTTAATGTGCTATAGATTAGATAGGATAAGCAGAAATGTTGCTGACTTTTCCACCACACTGGAATTATTAGAACAATATAATGTAGCTTTTATAAGCATTAAAGAACAATTTGACACTTCAACACCTATGGGAAAGGCTATGGTATATATAGCCTCTGTTTTTGCTCAATTGGAAAGAGAAACTATCGCTGAACGTATTAGAGATAATATGATTGAACTTGCGAAAAATGGTAAGTGGTTAGGAGGAAAAGTACCACTTGGATATACAAGAGTAGGAAGTGCTAAAAATACATATTTGAAATTAGAACCCGCGGATGCGAACATAATCAAAAAAATATATAACACATATATAGAAAAAGGTTCTATATATGCTACTTCAAAATGGTGCCTTGAACATAACGTAAGAAGAAAAAACGGAAATAATTTTGCATATAATGCTCTTTCTTTTACCCTGAAAAATCCAGTCTATTGTATTGCAGATCTGGATTTTTATAATTATGCTGTAGAAACAAAAATGATTATATGTAATAGTGAAGAAGAGTTTAAGAATAACATGTCAAAAGGAGTAACATCATACGATAGAACTTTTAGCAACAAAACAAGCATATTAAAACCCACTAGCAATTGGATAATTTCTATTGGGAAACATGAAGGAATAATTCAAGGTTCCGCATGGGTTAAAGTCCAAAGGTTACTTAAAGCTAACTATAGTAAATATCCGAGACAAGGAACCTCTGGCACTGCGTTGTTAGGAGGTTTATTAAAATGTGCTAATTGTGGTAGTAATATGAAAATATCATACGAATACAAAGAAGGAAAGAAAGATATTTTTTATTATAGATGTTACAAAAAAGTAAATACACGCGGAATAGATTGTTCTATAAAAAATTTAAATGGTAGAAAGACAGATGAGTTTGTACTGAATAGAATTATAGATATTTCGCAAAACGAGGACAAGCTTAACAAAATATACAAAGAATATTCTAAAAATTCAAACGTACCGGATAATGAAATAAATATAAAAAAAATGAAAATCAAAATAAAGCAGAATAAAGACGATATAGAAAAATTGACCATAAAATTAATAGATGCTGAAAATTCTGTGGCAAGTAAATATATAATTAAAAAAATAGAAAGTTTGGATTTAGAAATACAATCTCTAGAAAAACAAATTTCCGAATTTGAAGATAAAACGTTTTTGTATAAACAAAGGGAAAAGGATTTTTATTTTGCATTTGGAAACATAAAATATTTAAGTGCAGATATAAAAAACTTAGATATAGATCGTAAAAAGGAATTAATAAGAAGTGTTGTCAAAGAGGTTGTATGGGACGGGAAACGTATAGGTTTAAAATTAAAACTTTAATGATAAAAACCTGTCTTTTATATCGAATTCCTGTAGCAATTACTTATAAAAGACAGGTTTTATTTTGTTGTGTTATTGAGCATTTATACTGAACTTTCTTTAATTAAACACCTTATCTTTAGTTATTCTGTTTTTTAGATAACTTATATCTTCTTGCATAACAGGAATTGCTTTAAGTTCCTCTTGAATTTTAGGTATAACTTTCATGTTTTTACTTATTTCTTTTAAGCTTTCCGTATTATCCTGTAAGCTATTTGTACATTTATCTAACTGAACCATTAATTTTTCTTCTCTTTCTTTACTTTCATTCCGTACATTCTCTACCAAATTTTTATATGCTTCTTGTTGCTTGTTTTGGGAATCTATATAATTTTTCATTAAGAAGAAAAGCATAAGAGCTAATACTGTAAAGCTTCCTGCTTTTGCAATCAAATCATAGCTTAAATTCATTTATTTCACCTCCACTTGATCCTCTATTTTTAAATATGTTGTTTCTCCTATTACATTTAATAATTGTGAAACATTCGTATAAGGCCTGTTTTCTATGATTTTAAGTGCTTTTACTTCTCCAATACCGTCTAAGCTTTCTAATTCTTTTTGTGTAGCTGTATTTAAGTTTATCTTCGGTATATTAGGTGTAGTGAAAGCGTTAATATTAACATTCTGGCTTTGAGTTACAGACTTATTTTTATAATCGGAGATACTTTGTCCTATTATCAATCCAAGGAGGATAGCAATTATGATTATTAAAGCTATGAAATATTTGTTTTTATTTCCCATATTTTTACCTCCTTAGATTTTCTTATTTAATTGTAATGCCTTTTTACTTTTATTGCATAAATTCTAAAATATGTAAATTAACTCTCTGTAGGTTCTGTTGTTTGAGCATCTTGTTGTATAATATTCTGGGCATCTGCACTATCGGTTTCGGAATTAAAAACCGGCGCTGCAAGTTTAGAATCTTTAAGTTCTGTATTGATTTTCCCACAAATAGCTTCTCTAAAATGATTAATTTCTTCTTGTGATATACCAGGAATTTTTTTAATTAAGAGATTATCAAATTCCTTCTTCTTTTGTTCTCCTGCTTGTGGAATAAACTTAAATTGCTGTTCTACAATATAATAAACATCTTTTGCAATGTTATAACATTTGTTATATTGTTCTACCCCTATTTGTTTAACAAGAGATTCCTTTTTCTTTTTAAGATAAGCTATACCTACGGTAACAGCATAAGAAGCCAACGCTCCAAGAATACTTAAAACTCCATTTAATATTATAGTTATCAATTGATTTCCCATATTTACCTCCTAATAATTTTTTATAATTAAAATAACCTTTTAGAGCCTCCAGCCCCTTGGTTATTATTCCAATATACCTCTGGCGCTCCACCCTTACGAATAACGAAATAATTCCCTCTATCTAAGTGAATAGCCATATCTCCGTCAGTTCTTTTTTCAATATAAAAGGAATCCAACACAGGAAAAATGTTAGGTCCTGTTGGAACGGTTTCTTCATATTTTGGCGTGGTTTCTTGTGTGGTAGCTGCATTGATTTGTGTAGATGTATCTATTCCAGTGATTCCTTTCACTATTGCAGTAGCTAATTTTTCAGCGTTGTATTTGTCACAGTCTGCTTTGGTATCACAGAAAAAAGGTTCAATCAAGATTGCGACCATGCTCGTGTATTTAAGCACATATAAATCACCTTGACGTTTTGCACCTCTATTTGTTAGTCCCAAAGCTGTAGAAATTTCAGATGATACCCTTTCTGCATAAGCCTGTCCTGCGGCACTGGCATATTCAACCTCGCAACCTGTAGCCACATCTGTTTTAAAGGCGTTGACATGAAAGCATAGATGCAAT